GTTAATACCGCCGCAGGCAGAGGTCATCGGTGTAAGTCACGTATGAGGCTTCCGGGACAGCAGCGTGCGGCTTTTTCAAAGACTCCGCAGCGGGGTCTTTTTTGTATCAAAAACGACGAAGTGAGAGGTGGTGATGTGGCAAGACTGAAACGTGAGCTGGCCGAAATCGATTACATGGCCGGAATGAAGTATAAAGACATCGCCGAAAAATATGGCGTATCACTGAACACGGTGAAGTCCTGGAAGAAGCGATACGGGTGGCACCGTGAAAAGGGGTGCACACAAATTAAGAGGGTGCACAAGAACTGCATTTCCCAGATTGGCAACCGGAATGCGACGGGGCCGCCGGGCAACCGGAACGCGGAGAAGTACGGATTCTATTCCAAGTTCCTTCCGGAGGACACGAAAGAGATCGTCTTTCACGACGAGGATCCTCTGGACGTCCTGTGGATTCAGATCAGGTTTGCGCATGCGGCGCTGATCCGCGCCCAGCAGATCGCTTATGTTGAGAGCCAGAAGGACAAGACGATCGAACGGATCGAGGAGAAGGACGGGAACGTCATCGGCGAGCGCTGGGAAGTGCAGCAGGCCTGGGACAAGCAGGAAAACTTTATGAAGGCACAGTCACATGCGCAGGCGACGCTTGCCAAGCTGATCCGGCAGTACGACGAAATGCTGCACGAGAGGGGTGACCTGGCGTCTGAGGAGCAGAGAGCGAGGATCATGAAACTTACGGCGGAGACTGAGCAGATTAAAGCGGCAAAGGATGACGAGAGCGCAGATTCCGGAGACTGGAAGGCCGCGGTGATTGCAGCGGCGGAGAGGAGACAGCAGAATGGGCAGTGACGGACTTGCGGAGGCACTGGATTTTTATTACGACCATCCGGCTGCATTCTTCGAGGACATTCTCGGGATTGTCCCTGATGACTGGCAGCGCGATGTGCTGAACGATTTGCAGCAGTCAAGCCGGGTGTCTGTCCGATCCGGCCAGGGCGTCGGCAAAACTGCGCTGGAAGCGGGGGCGGTCATCTGGTTCCTGACATGCCGGCCTTACGCGAGAGTTGTCGCGACCGCTCCGACGATGCAGCAGTTGTACGATGTGCTGTGGTCGGAAATCGCCAAGTGGCTGAGCGACAGCAAGGTGAAGAGCCTGCTGAAGTGGACGAAGACGAAGGTGTACATGATCGGCGACGAGGAGCGCTGGTTTGCGACAGCGCGCACCGCGGTAAAGCCGGAAAACATGCAGGGCTTCCACGAGGATCACATGCTGTTCGTTGTGGATGAGGCGTCCGGAGTCGCGGACCCGATTATGGAGGCGATTCTGGGAACGCTTACCGGCGATGACAATAAGCTGCTGATGTGCGGGAACCCGACAAAGCTGGAGGGCACGTTCTACGACTCGCACACGTCGGATCGGGACAAATACCGCTGCCACAAAGTGGATTCCCGGAAAAGCACTCGGACGAACAAAGACAGCATCGATATGCTGATCCGCAAGTACGGCGCTGACAGCGATGTTGTGCGGGTGCGGGTCTACGGAGAATTCCCTGGACGGTCGCAGGACGCTCTGATTGCGCTTGAGACGGTCGAACTTGCGATGGAGAACAAAATCCCCGACAGCGAGGTTAAACCGGCTGACAGGCTGCATATCGGCTGCGACGTTGCGCGTTTTGGCGACGACAGCACCGTCATCACGCATCGCATCGGGATGAGGATAGCGGAGCAGGTCAAGCTCAGCAAGCGGGACACGATGGAGACGGTCGGGGCGATTCTCTCTGTTTTCCGGCGCTGCCAAAAGGAGCACCCGGAAGTGGAGGACTGCTGGGTGCGTGTTGACGACACCGGCGTGGGCGGAGGTGTGACAGATCGCCTGCGGGAGGTCGCGCAGGAATCCGACCTGCCGATCCGGGTGATTCCCGTCAATAACGGCGCGGCTGCCGAGGATGAGTTTTATCACAATCTCGGAGCGCAGCTGTGGGGGCAGCTCAGAGACCTTTTGGAGGAAAACATGAGCGCGTCCCTTCAGGGGCAGGCGCCGATTCTCCAGCTGCCGCGGTCGGACGAACTAGTCAAGCAGCTGATCGGCCGAAAATATAAAATGAGTTCGAGGGGAAAAATTCAGCTTGAGCGAAAAGAAGACATGAAGAAGCGAGGGTTGGAAAGTCCGGATTGCGCGGACTCTCTGGCCCTCTGTTTGTATGAGCCCAGAGTGGCCAAGATTAAATTTTTCAAGGACGGTATCTAAATGGCAAAGAGTAAAAGACCATATCTGCTGCCGGTCACGCTTACGTGCGATGCGGCGGAAATTGAAAACGGCGTATCGATGGAACTTGTGGACAAGTACATCGGGAAGCACAGCGACATGCTGCGCAGATATGATTACCTGGAGAATCTCTATCGCGGATTCCACGACGTCTACAAGGAGCCGGAGAAGGAATCCTGGAAGCCGGACAACCGGCTTGCGGTTAATTTTCCGCGGTACATCACCGACACGTTTATCGGCTATGCTTACGGGATTCCGATCAAGGTGGGGCATCCGGATGACAAAGTGGCGGAATCTATTTCAGATTTCGAGCATGACAATGAGATTTCAGATCACGATGCGGAGCTGGTGAAGAAGTGCTGCATTTACGGACATACGTTCGAGTACGCATACCAGGAAGACGGAACGACGCGGACAAGGCTCACTTCCTTCACGCCCAAGGAGCTCTTTGTCGTATACGACGACACGGTGAAGTCGAGAGCCTTGTTTGCGGTCCGATACGGCCGGCACGGAGTTGACAGTGCCAACAGCGGAAAACTGTACGGCGAGATTCTCACGCCGGAGAGGATTGAGCATTTCGATGCGGGCGCGAAAACGAATGAGTTTCCCAATCCCTACGGCCTTATTCCTGTCGTGGAGTGGCGGCTGAATGACGAGCGCATGGGGCTGTTTGAGCCGGTGGCCGGACTGATTGAGGCGTACAACCATACGATCGGCGAGAAGGCGAACGACGTTGAAGCCTTCGCGGAGGCTTATCTGGCGGTGGTCGGAGCGGAGCTGGACGAGGAGGGTGTGTATCGGATTCACGATAACCGGCTGATTAATGTCTACGGCACAGACAATGCCAAGGATGTTATGATCCAGTTTCTGCAGAAGCCGACGGCAGACGGGACGCAGGAAAACCTGCTGAACCGTCTTGAGAAGCTGATTTATCAGATCGCGATGGTTGCGAACATCAGCGACGAGTCCTTCGGAAATGCGACTTCCGGAACTGCTCTCGCGTACAAGCTTCAGGCGATGAGCAACATGGCGCTCGCTTTCGACCGTAAGATCGAAAAATCAATCCGGAAGCGGTACAAGCTGTTCTGCTCCCTGTCAACCAATGCCGCGGATCCGGACAGTTATCGAGATATCGAAATTACCTTCTCTCGGAATATCCCGAAGAACCAGAAGGAAGAGGCGGACACAGCGCAGCAGCTCTCCGGTATCGTATCGCACGAGACTCAGCTGAAGGTGCTGTCCGTCGTGGAAGACCCTGCGGCCGAGATCGATCGGATGAAAGCCGAGGAAAGCAGCACACAGGACAGTGTGCTGAACCGCACAATGTTTACCCCGAAAGAGGATGAGAACGGATGAACAGCATCGAATACTGGAGACGCCGGGAGGAGGAACAGCTCCGCAGAAACATCACGGAAGAAGCCGAGTATGAAAAGCAGGTCCGGAAAATCTATGATCGCATGATGGCGGATATCCAGAAGGAAATTGACGCCTTCTACGGGAAGTATGCGGAAAAAGAGGGAATTTCGATGGCCGCGGCTAAGCGCAGAGTTGCGCAACTTGACATCGATGCTTACGCGGCGAAAGCCAAGAAGTACGTCGCAGAGAAGAACCTGTCAAAGCGGGCGAACGAGGAAATGCGGATCTACAATCTGACCATGAAGGTGAACCGCCTGGAGATGCTGAAAGCAGAAATCGGCATCCATCTGGTGGACGGATTCACCGATTTGGATCAGTACGTTAGCGAGACGCTGAACGGCAGGACGACGGACGAACTGAAACGTCAGGCGGGAATCCTCGGAAAAACAGTCAGCGGGAACGACACGCTGGTACACTCCATCGTCAACGCGTCGTTTCACAACGCGACCTTCAGCGATCGGATATGGATGCATCAGGCACTTTTGAAAAGCGAACTGGACAAGCAGCTCCAGCAGGGGCTGATCGCGGGAAAGCATCCGCAGGTTCTGGCCAGAGACATCCGGAAGGCGTTCAACGTCTCCCGATCCGACGCAGAACGGCTCATGAGAACGGAACTCGCCAGAGTACAGACGGATGCACAGATGAGATCGTTTGAAGAAAACGGTTTTGAGTGGTATATGTTTCTGTCACTGGGGAGCCGGGCCTGTGAAGTGTGCCGGGCGCTGAACGGAAAGAAGTTCAAAGTAAAGGACATGCTGGTCGGGGAGAACGCTCCGCCCATGCATCCGAATTGCCGGTGCAGCACTGCGGGGTATGTGGATCGGGAGGCGTATGATAAGTGGATTGATTCCGGAGCGGCGAAAAATGATGTGAGTTTTAAGGACTTTGAATATCTGCATACTGCAGGTTCGTCGAGTGTCACATTTGAATCGGGGTATGCTACTCGCAGTAAAAAGAATGAGGCAGAAATCGCGCAAGCACATTGGCTGGTCGATACGTTTGGTGGAAAAATCCTGTTGCTAACACGGTCACTTTCGGAACCAACTCCAGATTACAAGTGGAACGGCAAGTACTGGGATCTGAAAACACCGCAAAGTGTTAACGGCTCCGATAAATTGGTACACCACGGATTGCATCAGATAAATAAATGTCCCGGAGGTATTTTGGTCGATTGCAGCAATGCTATAGATACACAAAGAGTAATTGAGATAGTCAAAGCTCGATTAAGAAGGAGTGGTAAAAATAAGGACATCAGAATTATTGTAAAAGACGGTAAAGAAGTTGTTGCCATTTTGAAATAACGAAAGAGGGTAGCACGAGCCCCAACCTAAAGGGGTCAGGGGACTACCCTCAAAA